GTCACAAAGCTCTCAACGGTCGTAGGGCTCCAAATAAATAACGATCCACGCAATATCACGCCGCCTTCCTGCTTCGTCAATATTGATTCAATAGACGGCTACAACTACAATGTCGCAAAACTGAACTTCACTTTGCAGATCATCACGCTTGGCCCGGGCAACTTAGACGCCCAAAAAAGCCTGCTCAATATCCTTGCCCAGATCTACGCGCTGAACATTGGGGTCGTATCTGGACGCCCCACGAACCTAGACATCGGCGGCTCGACGCTTCCTGCGTATGAGCTCTCGGTAACGACGGTAGTGCAGACTGCCTAATCCACACTCTGACTCTCATTATGTGCCAAACTAAAACCAACACTTCCAAGGAGTAATCATCATGGCCACTTCAACTATCCTCTCGAATCCAAAAGTCACAATCGGCGGAACAGACCTTTCGGGCTGGAGCACTTCGGCAACCCTGACCAAAACTGTCACCGCGCTAAACGACACGGTCTTTGGAAACACTGCAAACACTTTCACCGCAGGTCTTGAAGATAACGAACTGACCGTCACTCTTTTCCTTTCATACGAAGCAGCCGCCACCTACGCGACACTTGCCCCACTCGTCGGAACAAAATTGGTCGTCATCGTAAAACCAACGACCGCAGCCGATTCAAGTACGAATCCCGGCTTCACTCTGACAAACACCTATCTCGAGTCGTTGCCAGTAATCTCTGCTTCGCTCGGCGAATTGCAATCGGTAGACCTGACCTTTATGGGCGGCGTCTACTCAGCAGATGTAACTCCATAAACTTCGGCCTTCCTTGGCCCGACGAAAGGAAACAAAGTGAAGATCAAAATCAAAGTAATTAGGAACGGTAAAGAAGAGTTCCTTTACACAAATCTATTTTCATGGACTGAATGGGAACGATTGATGAATCGCCGCCTCGGTGATGGTGTGCAGCCGGGCGTCTCGGATTGGTGTTGCTGGGCGTGGGTCTTGCTTTGTCTTAAAGGTGAGAATCTTCCTGACACATGGCAAAAGTGGGTCGCCGAAAATCCAGACATGGAGATCCTTCCTGTAGTAGATGAGACAAACCCAAACCCTACGGACGCGGCTACCGACGGCAACTAGCCGAGCTGGTAGTCGCGACGGGATGGGCTCCGCAGTTTTACTCTGACAGCTTTGATGCTCGAGACTTGACTACGATTATTAAAGTCATAGAGAAACAAAACAAAAGAAGGTCGTAATGCCCGGAGCAGTAGACACCAAGGTTGAGATCTACGGGCTCAAGAACGCATTAAAAGAATTGAACAAAGTAGACAAAGTCCTTCGGCGCGAGATTACCAAAGATTACAAACGCGTAACAATGTCACTCATTCAAGACGCAGAATCGGCAATCCCTATGGGAATTGGCGTGACGCAAATGCGCGGAATGGGTCGATCATGGACACCGACAAAAGGCTCCTACCAGATTCTGCCTTGGCCCGATACACACCAAATTAAAGCTTCCATCAATACCAAAAACATCAAAGAATACGCAGGGCAAAAAGTGAACCTCTCAACATTCGTCGTGAAGTGGACTGGCGGCGCGGCGCAGGTCTTTGACTTTGCAGATTCGGGATCTTTAGGTGCAGCTTTGTCAAGCAAATATGGATCCCCTTCGCGCGTTATGTGGCCTGCCTACGAAAAGAACAAAACCGAACTCGATATTGAGATGGGAATAATTGTGGACAAAGTTGCCGCCAAAATGACACAGAATCTTAAGGTGCAGTAATGGGCGTCATCCTTCCAATTATCTCCGAGTTTGATGCCAAAGGCACACAGAAGGCGATTAAAGAGTTCCAGAATCTTGAAGGGACATCGGCAAAAGCGTCGTTCGCCATGAAGAAAGCCGCGCTTCCAGCCGCAGCTGCTATCGCTGGGATCGGCTTTGCTTTGGCAGGTGCTACTAAGGCGGCAATGGAAGACCAAGCCGAACAGGTACAGCTTGCGCTTGCTCTTACGAATGTCACTGGGGCTACCGAAGCTCAAGTCAAAGCGTCCGAGGACATGATATCCAAGATGAGTTTGGCGTCAGGAGTTGCGGACAGTGAGCTTCGTCCGGCTCTGGCCTCGTTAGTCCGAGGAACTAAAGACATCGAGGAAGCCAACAAAGCTCTTGCACTTGCCCAAGATGTCGCTGCTGGTTCTGGGAAGGATCTCGCAACAGTCTCCGACGCAATCGCCAAGGCATACGGAGGAAATATGAAGGGACTGCAAGCCCTCTCTCCAGAGATTAAAGCAATGATCAAAGACGGTGCATCTTTAGAAGATGTAATGAATGTCCTTGGGGGATCGTTCGGTGGAGCATCAGACGCAGCCGCCGCCACCGCCGAAGGCGGAATGAAGCGTCTCGGAATTGCACTTGCCGAAACAAAAGAATCAATCGGTGCAGCATTGCTCCCAGTAGTCGAAGCCATTCTCCCAGTCCTACTCAAGTTCGCAGGATGGGCACAAGACAACACCAAAACGCTTCTCATCATTGCAGGCGCAATCGCTGGAGTCTCCGCAGCGGTCTTGCTTTTCAATACCGCAGTAGGTATCGCCACTCTTGTCAATACTTTATTCGCGCTAAGTCTCACCGCCGCCCAACTCGCAATGGTCGGATTCATCACTCTCGGAATCGCAGTCCTCATCGCCGCACTTGTCGCGCTCTACTTCAAGTTTGACATCGTCCGAAAAATCGTAGACACAGTCTTTGACGCCATGCTCGCAGGCGGTAAAGCAGTCTTCAACGGACTCACGACCTACTTCACAGGCGTCTTCAATATCTACAAAGATCTCTTTAATGGCATCGCGAAACTTTGGAATAGCACAGTAGGCAAGCTGTCTTTTAACATCCCTTCTTGGGTTCCGGGCATCGGCGGCAAAGGCTTCTCCGTTCCTAACATTCCTTACCTTGCAGAAGGTGGGATCGTGACAGGGCCCACGCTTGCGATGATCGGCGAGCGTGGCCCCGAAGCGGTCATCCCACTATCGGGACGCAATTCTGGGATGGGCGGAAACTACACGATCAACATCAACGGCGGTCTTGGCTCAAGCGCGGAGATCGGCACAGCTGTCGTGAACGCGATTCGAGCATTCAATAGGCAGAACGGCCCAGCGAACATAGCGGTCGCCTAATGGCAGGCGTAGCAGTAGTTGGATCAGGTAACTACGACCTCGAGATCGACACGGGCTACTTGTGGGACGCCTTCACACTTGACGACGATCTCAAAGGCGAATTAAACAATACGGAATATGTGCTGGATGGCGTCAGCCAATATGCGTCAGTCATGGATGGCACGATCGGACTTACAGCGAAACGCGGACGCCAAAACACGGGCGACCAATTCGCTTATGGGACTATGAGCTTTACATTGAACGACACTTACGCGGACGGAGTGTTTAACCCTTTTGACACGACTTCGCCATATTACGATCCAGCGAATGATCAGCCGGGGCTCGCACCGCTTCGCCAAGTCCGCTTCTCACGCTATGACTCGCTCAATGTAAAGAAGTATTTGTGGGTGGGCTACATCGTAAACTACGACTACACCTTTACGCTTGGCGGCCTTGACACAGTGACCGTGAATTGCGCGGACTTCTCCTATCAGCTGGGACAGACCTTCCTTGCCGAATGGAATGTCACAGAGCAGCTCTCAAGCGTCCGTTTTGATGACCTGCTAGATCTTCCAGAAGTCGCTTACACGGGCACACGAAGCATTGAGACAGGCGTGGCGACCCTTGGCGGATCAGCCGCCTACACAGTTGCCAACGGAACATCAGTCTCCGCCTATGCCAACAAAATCAATGAAGCCGAACAGGGCAGAATCTTTGTGGATCGAGAAGGCACGATCACCTTCCAGAAGCGTCTAGGAACGACGCTAGGCGTCCCTGTTGCAGAGTTCCATGATGACAACACCAACATCGGCTACAGCGCAATAGACATCTCTTTCCAAGCGGACACAGTGGTCAATCGGGCATCCATTCAACACGCTGGAGCCGCATCCCCACAGGTTGCAGAAGACCTAGTCAGCCAAGCCGCTTACCTTGTGCAGACACAATCCATCACGGACTCGCTCTTGCACAATGACGCCGCAGCTCTCACACTTGCCCAATACCTCATCAGTCCAGATCCCGAAGCGCGCTTCAACTTCTTAGGCACAGAGTTCCCCGGCACACCTGCACTAGACCAAGACACACTTGCCCTGCTTGATGTAGGCGACCTCATCAACATCCAAAAATCAATCACAACTTCGGCAGGGCCAACACAATTCGCTCAAGATCTCACCATTGAAGGACTCGAGCACCGACTAACTTTGTCCGCTGGTCATGCAGTCACCTATTACACGGCACCTACCACGATC